GGTGTAAAAAAGGACATTTTAATGATAAAAATTACTATATAAGGACATTTTACGATCAAAAAGGACATTTTATGAAACGGAAAAAGAGATACAAACATGCCATCATCAATAAAAAGAAGTATTTCTTTTATAAAATTGTTTGGGAAGATCCTTGCGGCGACAGCGGACATGCCGAGGCATCAGAGATGAAAGAGTTAAAACCAGCTACGATGGTTTCACAAGCATACATCTTTGCTAAAGATAAGAAGTATATATGGACTTTCTCTTCTTATGACACAGAGTCTGCAGTGTTCTCAGACCGTAACTGTTTCCCACGTTCTATAGTAAAAAAGATGGAAAAAATATTAAACTAAATGATTGATTGGATAGTTAACAGCAAATATATGTGGGGCCACAAAGAGGAGGAGAAAACTATGGACGATCATAAAAATAAAATCGAAGAGCTAGAAGATAAAATTGAGAAGTTAGAGAATGATATTGCTAACATCAAAGATGTCTTGGAAGTTCAAGATGATCCAGAGATGGATGAAGATGAAATTGAAGAGGATGAAGACGAAGATAATAACTAATCTTTTTTCTTATCACCCTCGATCTTTTTCGGGTCGGGGGTGACATCTATAATCTGTGAGTAATCGTCTAAAATTTGTTTCATCTTTGCTTCTAATTCTAATTCTGTTAGGTCCTCTAACTTACCTGTTTTTATTATTTTGCGGTCTATATATAATCCTGCTGCCTTACCTCTATTTGTCTCAGCGTTTACAGCAGCACTCCAAGCACCTTTCTTCAAAGCGCGTTCTCTAATTTTACCCAGCTCTGCAACGTGACCTTCATAATTAACTTCATATTTTTTAAGTCTTTCTTCTTTTAACTTACCAATGTATTGCACAACAAGCGGATATAGTTTTGGATTTGTTAGTGTTGACCCTTCTTGTCTAGCCTGGTTTTTACTGTAGCCTGCTAGTGTGGCTGCCTCTGTTTTTGTTACAGGCCCATCCTCCGTGCCAAACACAAGTATTTCGGCAAATCTTTTTTGCATTTCAGTTAATCTTTTTGGTACTCCCATATTGACAATTTAAGCCAACAATCATATATTGTCAAGCATGGTAATGACAAATAAAGATATAGAGGAGTTTGAAAAACAAATGGAAGATCTGAAAGAAGAGAAGGTAAAACCTATGACTAAAGAAGAAGAATATAGAAATGCAGATGTGCCTATGCCTGATGATAGAGGTCCTGGTGATCTAGAGAAGAGGATAGAAGACTTAATGAGAATAAGTTTATCGCATCAAAATTTAAACGCAGACTTAAGAAAAGAATTAATGTTTTACAAAAAGAAGTGTGAGCATTTTGAGTTTATGTATAACCAGCTTAAGAAAGAGCAACAGGAGTTGCATAGTAAAGGTCAGAGTATGTTGAATGAGTTTAGAAACAAAGGTGATGTCTAGTGTACGTTAGACACTTACAAGAGTATCTCGATAAGTTTACTACTGGTCCTAAAGGACAGAAGGGTAATGCTGTGAGCAATGCTAGAATATATATTATGACTGAGAGAGGATACTTGGAGGAGATAAAACGTATAGAAGTTCACGAGAGTAACAAGCCGGGTGATACATCCATCCGTGTAGTTTTGAAACCAAACAAGGAAGAATTACTTATTATGCCACCAGGTTATATTAAAGATTACTAACGACATGGTTGGCTCAAAAACACCATGGGTCCAGAAGCAAAATTTTACAAAAAATTTAAGAAGGCAACACCTAAAATATTGTGGCATCGTATAGAAAATTTAGCGATACCTGGCATGCCAGATGCGTTGGGATACACAGAAAACTTCTTTTATTTTACTGTTGAGTTTAAGACGACGAAAGCCAACAAGATTAAGTTAAGCCCACACCAAATTGCCTATCATGTTGCACATCCACACAATAGTTTCATCTGCACCCAGACCCTCGGTCCGGGCACCATAAAACTTTATGAGGGGTCCGTGGTCCGTGAGCTTGTGACTTCGGGCTTGACGCTTGAACCTTTGCGCTTGGGGCTTGATGCTTGCGCCTTATATTTAGAGGAGCTTGGCGCTTGAAGCTTGACGCCTGAAAGTTCTACGCTAAAATTATTAGAAACGAACTTACGTTTCTTCATTAGCAATCGAATATCTCTTCGAGATATTCGTCCAGTCCTATGTTGTCAGCGAAGGGACATTCACAGTGATCACCCCACCAATATCCTTGAACCACGTTTCTTTGTAAGTTGACCCAGATAGAAGGTCCGCCGCCAGCTACCATAAGCCTGGCTGCTTTGTAGGTTTTGTCTTGGTGTGTGATCCATTCTATCTCATAGACGTCTTCCATCCATTCGTGAGCATCCTGCTCACGGATCTTTCCTGTCTCCTCGTCGGTGACCATACACGGGTTAGTGATGCCTTTCGCAATGTGTTTACACTGATCGCGAAGCTGCTCTTCGCATGTCTCGCTTTTCTTTTTTACTGCACTCATTTGATTCCTTTCTGTTGCTTGTCGCTTGAAGCTTGGGCCCTCTTGTGCCTCTACAAGTAAAACTTGCGGACAGAGATTTGGGGTCCCCCAAGCCTCGGTCAAGAAGCTCGCGTCTTTCAGTTCCTGCAACTTGACCTGGTCAAGCTCACCCTTGACTAGCCACCACTATTTCAGATGGACATTACAATGGGTATCTCACTTGACCCCAGATCCATCGTTTTCTGTACCGGTATCCTACGATGGATCAGGGTTCAAGTATTATTCTTCAAACCCGCAATCGATACATGCAACCTGAGGCTTGGCCCATTGATCGTAATGGGTTTGCTGATCACAGATCGGACATATGTTTAAATAATATTTCATATTAAATTTATAACACTTGACTTAAATGATGTCAAGGGATAATATAGGACTATGAAAACACAAACTAAAACAGAAGAACGAAACATTAAAGTAACTAACCCTTACTCAGGTCAATCAGCAATGTTAACTCAAAGCGAGGCAATACATTACCATATGATTAAAGCATTTGAGAAGAGAGAGGAATACGAATTAATGCAACAGGGTTTGGATAAGTTTAGTAGGCTTAACCCTAAAGCATATATGACATTATTAGACTAACAACTATAGGTTGTG